CGGTGAGATGGAGACGCAGACTAAGAGTCTGGCCACTAGGATCGTCCCTTGGGCTAACCAACTTGCCTACATCTCGTTCCTGACTGCCCCGGCCACGGCGCTCGTGCAGGTCACGGCTCTGCCTATGCGCGTAGCTCCTAACCTCTGGGGCAAATACGGCATGGGTGCGACCACGCGCGCCATGGCCCGTTACATGAACGTCTTCAACAACATGCCCAAACTTGAAGGTAAGTCTACGGCTGCGCGCAAGTCGTTCCGTATTCCAACACTCATGGAGTCTGACAAAATCAAAGGCAGCAAGCGCCACCGCGATGCCCTTACCCGCGCTACAAACGAGTACGGCCTGATTATCCCGCTGTCCGAATTTACTATGGGTCAGGAGCGCACTCCGCAGACGGCGGCGCAAGGACGAGCAAGTGAGGTAACTCAGAAAGCCTACGACGCTATGACGTATCTATTCGATACGTCGGAGCAGATGACCCGCGAAGTGTCGTTCATGGCTGCTTACGACCTTGAGTTCGACAGACTTGAAAAGGCTGGCCTGTCTCCGGAGGAGCGGCAGACCAAGGCAATCATCGCCGCCAAGGACGTCGTGAACTACACGCTTGGTAACTACAGCAATCTCAACCGGCCCCCGATCATGAAGGGCAGTGAGCTTGCGCGGGCTCTGTTCCTCTTCAAGCAGTACTCCGTTATCACCACGCGCTTCTTTGTGCAGAACTTCCGGGCAATCTTTGGCAAGAGCACACCTGTCGATGAGCGCGTTGCTGCCATGAAGGAAATGACTGGCGTTCTGGGGATGTCGTTCTTGATGGGCGGTATCAAGGGGATGCCCCTCTACACCTTGGGCATGATGACGCTCCAAGCTCTGCAAGACATGTTCGACGACGACGAAGAGCGCAGAGAGCGTATGAAGAAGCAGCCGCTAACTGCTGATAGCGTCGAGATGCAGTTCCGCTACGAGTGGCTTCCTGAGCACTTTAGCCAGCCGATGATTACCCCGGACAAGGGTAAGAAGATCACGCTCAGCGACATCATCCTCAACGGCGCTGTCTCGGAAGCCACTGGCTGGAACTTTGGTTCGCGCGTGTCTCTGGACTTGGCAGGCATGTGGTTCCGTGCACCTAAGGATGCCGACACGTGGGAACAGACGATCAACAACGCGCTGGTGGAGAACATCCCCGGTGCGTCTGCATCGCTCAACATCGCCAGCATGGGAGAAGAGGTCGCCAAAGGCGATGTGCTCAAGGGGCTGGAGCTTGGCCTTCCTGCTATCTTCCGCGCACCGCTCAAGGCGTATCGCCTCGAAACTGAGGGCCTGCGCACACAGACGGAGAAGATCAAACTGCGTAACGATGAAATCTCGAGTACTGATATTGCCGGCGCGGCTCTTGGTTTCAACCCCACGCAAATTGCCAAGGTCCAGCAGCAGAACCGCGATATCTTGAATCGTACCAAAGAGCTTCGTGATAAGAAGAGCGAGTTGCTGGGCGACTACAAGCAGGCGGTGCGCCGCATCCAGAACGGTGACGCAGACGGGCAGGAAAAAGCACGTGAGGCGTTCAAGGCTATCATGGAATACAACCGCAAGATTGGGAATCCGTACTTCGGTATCTCCTACGCCAATATATACAGGTCGCTTACTGGCGCTGCGGCGGAGGAAAAGTACGACATTCAGGGCATGGGTCTCAACGAGGTCGAGTCTGACTACGCCGAGCAACTGTTACGGGAGAAATAAAAAACTCCCACTGGGGAGGGCCCAGTGGGAGTAAAGTCAACCTGCAAGGAGCAAACTTGCAGGTCCCGTATACCTACAAACGCCAAACGCGTAAACCCCGTATTCCATCCTCGATCTCAACTTTTATCAATATCTTGATGCGGAGTCGTTTGGTAACCGCAAGCAGTTGCGTCTTAGCACGTTTGGGGTCGAGGCAGGGGAGGAACATAGACATCCCCTTCTTGAAGCGTTTCCACTCTACCTCGTAGGTTACCCCCTCAATCTGCATCCCCGTTCTCCGAGACGAACGTCCCCATGTCAAAGAAGTGGCTGACGGTGGTATCAAACTCGACTGCGTAGACAGGCAGTGTCGTGATCTTCATGCCCTTAGACAGGCGCTTGCTACCCGTCTCGACATACGCCCCGATCTTTTTCATGTCGGCTATGAACTGCTTGAAATTGATCTGCGTCCTCACGCAGTCTTCCCGCAGGTGCTTGTGATCTACGAAGAGCCTCTTGGTATCCGGCTCGTAGCGGATATAGAGCGGGCCCCTTGGCTCCATCTCTGGAACTGCCTCCATGTTAGACCGCTTATCGACCTTGTCGTTGACGACCAAGATGCTGTGTATATTCCGGTTAAGGTAGTCACCGAGGATAGCCGTCGTTGAGGTAGGAGGTGGTTCCACATCCTTGCGAGTCTCAGCGATGATGCCGGTAGCCCACTCGTAGATACGCTTCATATCCCAGTCGATGATCTTGAGCCGCCGTGCAATCATGCCGCCCGTGATGTTGGCTGCGACTTCAGCAGACCAGAAGCGTTCCCGCTGCGTAAGCTTTAGCTCCCGGTCGATCTTCATCTGCACGACCTTCAACGTGCTGCGAACTTCCTCAAGGTTGTTAAGCACCCACTGGATGTAGATTGTCCCGGCATGCCCGTAGTTCTCCATCAACTGATGGTCGAACATCTGCTTGGCATACTCCGTTGGGATCGCACTGTGGTAATCAATCTTATACTCCAGCAGGCGCATCACTTCGCCGTCCGGTGAGTTCTTCAGGATACCCATCTTCTCGTAGAAGGAGGAGTTGGATGAGCACAGGCTGATCGTTTGCCACGTTGTGCTGTTCATCCGGAGTTCGTTGGACGAAGACTTCATGCGGTTTTTGCCGCGCCCTTGGCTCATGTTGTAAGCCATCTCGGAGAGCGCGCTGGGCGTCATGTTGGTGATTTCGTCCACGCAGAACGCAATGTTGTTCATGATGCCGAGGTGCATGGTCTTGGCGTTGGCAGTGTCCCCCTTGATCGCACATAGGTCGCGCGGGTGCCCCCACACACTATTGCACATGTGCAGGATGGTCGTCTTACCCGTACCAGAGTTAGGGTGGATGACGTTGAGGATAGCCCCCGACTGCCCGGTGAACTTAAACAGCGGCGCACCGAACGCGCTCAAGGCTGCGAACGCATGCGGCTCAAGCCCCGGACGCCCGTACAGATTAAACACTTCTTGCCACTTCTCGTAGGAACCTTCGGGGTGCAGATGCTTTGCAAGGTCCCGTGTCGCTGATGACGGCGGGCTATGGTAGATGCCGTCCGGAGTAACCTCTCGTTCTCCCACGATAAATTTGGTGTCGTTGTCAGCCCATCCGAACTGCATGCGCATAAGCTCTGCCTTCCTCTTATACTGGATCGCCTTGAGTGACATGGTCACAAACAAAATCAGGCTTTTGAATTGCTTCTCGGTGGCAGCTACGCCCTTACTGGCAAGCGTCTTGCGAAGCTCACTCATATCCCCGACCGCCTGCTTCTGCGTGATGGTGAACTCACGGATACCTTCTTTAGGCAGGTGCAGGCGCATAACGAGTACGTCCCCCTCTTTCGGGTCGGTCATCGTCTTCACTAGATATAGGTCGTGCTCGTAGACGAGAGTAGGCACCTCCTCGTCTTTTTCAGGCTTGATGTAGATGCCACCCTTCTTGCCCCGTGCAAACGGGAAAGGGTACTCAGGTATCTTCAGGTCGAGCGGCAGGTCAGCTTCGCCGTCAACAGGGATAACGTAATTGCCATCCTCGGTCTCGGCTTCCGCTACCTCTTTGCCCAGCACAATCGGGTTTTTAATCTTACCAAAGTAGGGGCAGCCGTAGCACCCACCCGGATTGTTCCGATCAAAGGTCGCGCAGTTGTGCGGTCCCGTGATGTGCTTGATCTTATCCATCGTCCGGATTGGGTCGTAATCCGGATGCCCGTACGACATCTTCTGGATAGCCGTGTCCCGGTCTACACAGAACTTAGCAACGGAAAGAGCGTCAAACCACCTGACCTCAGACAGCGTAGCGCGGTCCTTGTAGGCTGCTACAAGCTGCTGGCACCCATCACCCTTCGCACTGCGGCGCAGGATTTTGGAGAACCGTGAGACGTTGTTGTCTTGCAGCTTCACACTCAGATTGCTGCTGCGGCGCTGGGGCACTTCCATCGGCCTCAGGGGCTTTACCCCAAGGATGTCACGGAACTCCTCAAACCCAACAGCATCCGCGTCAGATATAACGGTTACATCTTTCGGCGGGTCGTCCTTGAAATTTAAAGTGCCGGGTATCCGGAGTATGCGGGCTACCTCAAACACGGAGGAGTCCACATAAAAATCGTGAGTAACGCAAAGCTCGGCCAGCCGGTTGGCTACAGGCTCCCATTCCTGCCGGGTCACGTCGCGGGTCAGGGGCCAGTATACGTGTACACCGCGCCCCGAGTTGACAAGCAAGGGCCTTGGCAAACCGATCTTCTTGCAGAACTGCCTTAGCGCAGCTAGCCCCGCAGCTTGATCGACGTACCCGTCTGGCCTACCCGTCTTCTCGTTGACTACCGCCTTCGCAAGGCCGCAATCAATGTCCATCCAAAACGCCCGGAGAGCTTTGACGTTCTCCTTCTGGCGGTTCTGGCCCGTCTCGTATTTGGCGACACCGAAGAATACATTGCGGCCCTCCGCAACGTACCTCTCCGCATAGCTGTCTACCTCTTCCCGAGTAGCTACAAGTTTTTGCCTTACGTCACGCTCACCCTTGATACCAAGCACAGCGAACCAGCCATCAGCCGGTTGCACTTTGCTCAAAAGGTCTACGTGCGTCATTGCATAGTCCACCGTTGCGGGGTTTAGCCCGCTGATTATTGTTATGCACCGAAGGTCAGGACTCAGTGGTCTGGTTGAGTTGTTCCACCCAATCACGGATAGCATCGTTGTGACGCTCGTGAGGGAGGGTCTCTCCGCAGAACCACTGATAAACCGTCTGACGGGTAACCCCAAAGATACGTGCGGCTTCGATTACCGATATACCGCGCTTAAGGCAGATGTGCCCAAGCTGTACTCCTATGAGGCTACCGTCAGCGTTCCTAATCGCCTCGGCTACCTTGATGGTGTAGCCTTGAGACATGAATTACTCCTCATCGGCCCAATCTTCGAGGAGAGACGCAAGGTCCTTGTCCTCGGCGGGGGCTTCAACAACAGCGGCAGGCTTCTTTACAACGCGCTTGACCGGCTCTTCGGTCACTTCCTCTTCTTCCGGAGCATCAAACACCGATACCTTCGGTGCCGCAATAGCCTTGGCAGCCACCGGCTTTGCAGTGACGCCATCTGCTTCCGCAGCAGTCAGACGGATGTAACGCTCAGCTTCACCGCTAGCGAAAGCAGCGTCAACGAGGTCAGCTTCCCCCTGCGTAAGGTGACGGACAGCCTTGAACTTCAGCGTCAGCGTGTCTGCTTCCGTGTCGTACATGACCTTGGTCACGACGGTATCTGGAGCTTCGCCGTTAGCCTTAAGGAAGTTGCAATAGCTCTCGAACGGATGCTCGTTGCCGATACCCTTACCGAACAGCGATTTGGCAGCGAGGCCCATCTGGTAGATGTCACCGCTCGGATCACCTTCGACAAGCACAGCGATGCGGCGCTTGAAGCGGCAAGCCTTACCACGCCCCTTGTTACCCGAACCGTCGATGTTCATCGGGCAGCTTGCGCAGCTTGCGCCCTTGCGGTTTGAAGCCTTGGGGTCCGGAGTGCGGCCATCAGCCGACCAGCAATCAGGCAGTGTGGCCTTGCCTTCCGGGTCGTAGTCGGCCTCGTAGTACTCGCGCGACACTTCTTTCAGCATGTCCACGATGATGATGTTAAGCTCATGCGGCGCAGCTTTTCCGATCTGCTCACCGTTCACCATGCGCTTGAAAGTGCCGTTGGTGTTGGTGGCAATCCGGCGCAGCGTAGTGCTTGAACCGATCTTATCCGCAAGGCGCGACTCGCGCTTGACGGTCATCACGTTGCTAGGTTCGTCGAAAATGGTAATGTTGCCCATGGTTTTTCTCACTTGTTGGTGGGTTTGCGAACGGTGATAGCGTATTTGCTATCGACCTGTAGGCCAGCCGGATGTTGGTCCGGGTTTTCTTCAAGGAACTGCTTCATATTCCCGTTGTGGATACGCTGCTCCAACAGGAACGGCGCATCGTTCTCCTTGATGAACTTGTACATCTGGTCCCAGTCCGTGGTCCAATACCGAGACTTAACCCGGCGTGTTACGGTCCCTTCTGGGGTACGCAGACTATCGAGGTTCTGCTCGTTGCAGATTTTAAGCAGCCGCTCGGACACCATCTCAAGCTTCTCCTTGAGGGTGTTGATCTCTTGAGCGTGAGCTTCCTCACGCTCTTCGATGGCTGCACGGATGCGGCGGTAAACCGCTACCAGCCTATCGGCTGGGATTGCCGGTTCTTCCATAGTTTGCTCCTTATGGTTGGCATTATCGTTTAGACGCTACTCTATACATTGTCAAGAGGCTGTAGATATGTTTCTTCAATCCACATCACCCTAGCTTGGCTGGTCTTCGCTATAGGTTCGCAGTGGTAATCAGGACCGCGTATGCCCCACACCAAATCTGCTA